GCGCAACAGAATCTCCTGCTGTGCCTTGATCAGGTCGCTGGCGGAGATGGGTTCGGCCGGGGCGTCGGGGTACTCGGGCAACTCTTGTGCGTGCTTGACCTTCGCCTCCTTGATGGGGTGGAAGGCGCGGCGCTGTGCGGTGAGCGCGGCTTCCTGCTGCTCCAGTTCCGCCAACTTGGGACCGATGCCCAAGAGCGTGAGCAGCATCTGCGCCTTTTCCTTGTCGCTGGCGTTCAGGAACTTCGGCAGGTCGATGGCGAACTGTCCAATAAGGTCGTCGAGCAGGGCCTGACCGTGACGCTTCCCTGTGGGGTCGGTCACGGACAGCGCGCCGTTCTTGCCCTTGCGCTCCACCACGAGGCCGTTGGACAGCGTGGCCTTGAGGCTCGGCGGGTTCATCGCACCGTCGCGGGCGGCCGCGGACGGTTCGTACTTGGCCCCGCCGAACAGCCACGCCAGCCCGTCCAGCACGGACGTTTTGCCTTGCCCGTTGTTGCCGCCGATGATGGTGAGTCCGTTGGGATTCGGCACCACGGAGAAAGCGACGACGCGCTTCACGTTCTCCAGCGCCAGCCCCACAATGTGCGTCTGGTCAGCCACGGGATTCTTCCTTCTTGTTGGCCCCGGTCATCGACTGGAGCGCCCTGGTTGCGTTCTCAAACTCGTATTCGCAGATGGCCCGCTTCTCCAGCAGTAGGCCACGCGCAGTTGCCAAATGCGGTTGATGCGGCGCAGCCGCGATGCGTTCTCGCGACGCAGGCGCGCCATGCGCAGGCAGTGGTAGGGCAGCACGGCCAGACTCCCGGCGATGAAGCCGCTGGCCGCGACACCCAAGAACAGAAAACTCATGGTGCGATCCTCTCCTCGTTCGCCGGGCGACGGTCGCCATGACCGCCGCCCGGCTGGATGGGCCGCGTTGACTACTGGCCTCGGCGGCGTGCAGGGCACCTGGCAGTGACGCCTGCAAAAGGTTGCCCCGTGGCCGGTCGCTAATCCGGCTAGACAGTGTGTCTTCCGTCCCCCTTCCTTGATGATCGCGTCATCTGCCGGAGGCCCCTGTCTTGGGATGTGCCAATGCGTGTCTCCGATTCTCCACGCCGCACGAGGCAAAACTCGATTCAACTGTGCGGGCAAGCGCCCTAGAAAGCGGTGTTGCGACCGTCGATCTCGTTGAGCACGGGTGTCTCCGCAGCCCTGATATCCCTGGGCATCTCAAGGGAACCCGCTTCGTCCCGGAGCACCAGCCCTTCACTCCCGCGGGTCCACGACTTCGGATCGCGCAGGTAGTCCGCGATTTGCGGGATCAGCTTCTCAACATCCGTTGCCACCACTGTCTGACAGCCGACGCGCACGATGAACCCGCCGTTCGTCGGCTCGACAATGAGCGGGTGTTGATGTCCCTTGGGCCTTGGGAAATGCCACCTGAGTTTCTCCACGATCTGTCTCCTTGGGCCTGCGCCCGTGTTGCTCAGTCCGTCTCGGCGGAGGCGGACCCGTTCAGAAGTGCCGCGAGTTCGTCGGGCGTCCGCCATGTGCAGAACACCTCGCCTGACTTGGTGCGGATGCGCGAGAAGAACTTGCCCTGTATCGACTCATGCCCGAACCTGCTGATCTTGTCGCTCGCAATGGACACGACATTCTCAGGCGCAAGCGCCACGGCCCTCAGCGTCGCGTCGTTCGGGTCGAAGCACTCGGGAATGCTTACCAGCATGCGATGCTCCCTTCTTGTTCTTGGGCCTATCGGCCCTTCTTCGGTCCCTGCTGCTGCTGCGGCCGGGGCGGGTTCGCCGCGGCCGCCTTGCGCGCTTCCTCGGCCTCCAAGTCCTCGATGCGCAACTGCCCCGGGTGATCGGTCAGCGGCGGCTGCTCGTTGCGGTCCACCCGGTCGATGCCGACATTCGGCTCGGGCGGCATCGGCGACACGGCGCCGCCGCCGGCCATCACGTTGAGCGCGTGCTGCATCTGGTACAGCGCGCCCAGCACCATCTGGAACTCCTCCTGCGAGACGAGACCGGGCGGCACGGGCGGCGCGGTCAGGCGGGCCAGCGCGGCCCGCTCCCGACGGATCATCTCGGCCTCGTCCACGCCCAGGGCCTCGCGCACCACCTCGCGAAGCACGCGCAGCCCCATGCCGACGGCCGGGGCGGGGGCCGCCGGCGGCTCCGGCGCGATGTAGTCGTCGGGATTGGGCCACTCCGGGAATGCGCCGGGGGCCTGCGGCGGGATGCCTCGAATCTCACGTGCCACGGTTCACCTTCCTTTCTCGCCGGATGGTCCGGCGGTTGAGCATTTCGTCGATGTCGGTCTCGCGGTAGCGCACGACCCGGCCAAGCCGAATCTTCGGCACCCGCTCGGACGCCAGAATCTGGTAGAGGGTCGAACGCGAGACTTGCAGGCGCTCCATGAGGTCCTCGGGGGTGAGCAGATTGAGGTTGCTCATTTCGGCGGTGCCTTCCTCGGGCGCCCCGTCTTCTCGCCCGGCAGCACGCGGCGGCCGGGGTCGAGGAGTTTCTTGTCCTGCGCCAGCCGCACCGCGGTCATGGAGACCTTGGGCGTGCGGTAGAAGAAGTCGTCCTGCGTCCCGAAGAATCGGGCGAGGGCGAGGCACGACTCGTAGGACAGATTCGCCGTCGCCCGTTCGTAGCGGCACAGCCGGGAGGCGTTCACCCCGGTGGCGCGCTCGACGTCCTTCAGCGACATTCCCTGCCGGTATCGCAGGCGCTGCAACTGGATCCTCGGGTTGGGTGGGGCCACGGTGCGTCCTCCGTCGTTTCCGCTGTGTTGCCGTGCTTGTTGCCAAGCACAGCCTTAAGGTAGCACAACTCTGTGCTTCCGTCAAGCACTTTTTGTGTTTTGTGTGCTACGTCGGTGTATCCACTTGCAAACTTGTGCTTTGGGTGGTACAGTGTTGCCGAAAAGCAACGGGGGAGACGGAGGACATACCGTGGAAACTCATGTCTTGAATCGGTGGAAGGAGTGGCGCAACGCGGGCGGCATCAGTCAGGCGGACGCCGCAATGCGTGTCGGTGCCTCGCGCTCGGTCATCGCCAATTGGGAGTCGGGGCGCACCCGCCCGCGGCCCGAGGTCATGGAGCGCATCTGCGCTCTGCTGGAGATCGAAGTCCCGGTGAACCAGCCCCGGCGCATCACCTGCGACATCGAGTGCCCCGAGTGCCGGCGGCTCACCCCCAGCATCGACGGCCACGCACGCCACTGTCTGTGGTGCGGTGCCCGCCTCGTCCGTACCTGCGGCCGCTGCCAGCACGTCATGCACGACCCGGACGACGCCTTCTGCTCGCGCTGCGGATACCCGCTATCCGCTGAACAGGAGGAATTCGAGGGGCCACCCGCCACGAATGACCGGATTCAGCCGGACCCAGCCGGAGCGCCGACGACGCTGCAACCTGCTGTCGCTGCATAGGTTCGGACTGATTCGGAATCAGCCGGAAATAGCCGGACTTCTCGCTGCTCGGATTCAAAATCCGCCGTGGTTTACCCCACGTGAGGGTTCGATCCCCTCTCCCGGCACCACCTTAACTTGAATGGCGACACCGGATTGCGGCGGAATACCGTGCGGGATTATCCGCAGAGCGCGAAGTCAAGCAAGTGGTAAAACGAGGGGTAGGCGTTTCGGCTGCGACCCCTTGTGCCTAAACGGAAGCGGCCCGGCTATCCTCGCGGACGGCCGGGCCGCAGTCTGTCTCAGCCTACTTTCCGAGACCCTCGGTGAGGCCGCGGCCGGGCTGGTGGTGGGCGTAGATCTGCGTCGTGCTCTGGCTCTGGTGCCCGAGCAGCGACTGCACGGCGAACATGGTGGCGCCGCCCTGCAACAGGTGGCTGGCGAAGGTGTGCCGCAGGTCGTGGATGTGCAGCCGGTTCCCATCGCTCCGCTTGAGCCCCAGGGCATCCACTATGCGATACCACGGCCACCGCAGGTCTGCCCGGTACTGCCGGCCGGGCTTGGGTAGGGCACCCGGCGCCACGAGGTAGGCCCCAGGATGGCCCCTGCGTGGCCGCAGTTCGTCTTCCAAGGCCGAACACAGGTCTACCCACCGTTCGGCCCCCTGCTTGCCCCACAGGCGCACGAGGCCGGCGCCGTCGGGGCCAGAGAAGCGGACGTCCTCCCACCGAACGTGGAGAATCTCGGAGTGACGCGCTCCGAGGTAGTAGCCGAGGTAGACCGCCAGCAGCATGTCGTCGCCCTCGTCACGGGCGGCCTCCATCAGCCGTTGCAGTTCGTCTCGGGTGAGGAACCGGTGCCCAGGGCGACCGGCCTGCTTGCGGGCGTAGCCCTCCACTTCCAGCCATGGGTCGTGGGCGCGCTCGATCAGCGGCTCGCCGTCGGCCCGCAGTCTCTGCATCCGGCGCCACACGGATCGCAGTTTCCGCTGGCGGGAGTTCCACCCGCGGCGCGCGCGCTCCAGCGCAGGCTGGTCCACGCTGCCGGCGGCCGGCACACACGCGGCTTGGTAGCGGTAGACCGCATCGACGGTTACGCCGGACACGGTGGTCACGCCGGCGCGATCCAGCCATGCGGCGAAGTGGCGCCACGCGCCGGCGTTGGCGGCGAGCGTCTTGGGGTCGCGTTGGCCCTCGGCCCACCTGGCGTAATGCCGCCAGCAGTCGGCCAGCGGGCGGTCGGTGGCCTCGGGCTGCATGCCCAGGGCGCGCAACCGCAGTTTGTCCTCCAGATCGGCGAGCACCCGCTCGGCCTCCCGGCGGATGGTCGTGCCAGTGGACCGGGCGCGGCAACGCCGGCCCTCGTTCCACCGCACGATCCACCGGCCGGACTTCGGGTCTTGGTCAAGCCATGCCATGGCTAGTAGTCCTCCCCTCGCTTGGTGCTGATGAACCCGCTACCCTTGGACGTGCAGACCGTCGCGGCGTACTCGCGAATCTCCCGCTTCATCGCATCGGCCAAATACTCGCCAAGCGCCTGCGCGTGGCGGTCATCTCGATTGTGTATGATGGTGTAGTCAGAAAGGTTGGCGACGGCGGCAAAGCGCAACTCAATCGTGACGCTCTTTCCTCCGAATTCGTAGTCCCTGAAATGAACCTTCACCTCGGGGGACAGATTCGCCACGGCCACCTGCGCCACCTTCGCGGCGAATTCATCGATGATGTGCTGCATGGCTAGCCCTCCCCCTTGGCCTTGGCGATGGCGGCACGGGCGCTGGCCTGGATAGGAAGGAACAGATCGATCAGTTCCGCCAGATTGTACGGCGCTCCGTTGTCCGCCGAGTTGATGATGTCGCAGAGCGCCGATTCTGCGGCCTCCAGATCGGCCAGCAGGTCAGGCGCGGCGGCCACCAGGCGCGCGTTCGGCCAGCAGTTCTCCCCGCTCACCGTGGCGATATGCTGCACCCGCCTGGCGCGCTTGCCCTCCGGCATCTGGTGGTCATCGAGGACCACCGCCGTCTGTTCCCATTCATCAAAACGGCTCGCCTTCCACGGCCCCGGCGTGTGTTGGGTGCGGCGCGGCGCGGGGTCTGGGGTGGTGCGGGCGGGGGTGGTGTTGGCTGGTGTCATGCTTCGATCCTCCTGGGTTCGGCGGTTTCGCCGTCTGTCTCCGTGGTCGGCGCCCGGCTACAGCGCCGGGTGCTGGGGGGTCGTGTGCGCCTCGGCATACGCCTGGATCGCGTCCTCCACGATATCGCGGCGGCTGCGGCCGGTCATGGACGCATGGTAGGCCACCCAAGCGGCAAGCGATCGCGGCACGCTCAAGGCTTGAAGCCGGGCCATGGGCGCCGGCGGGGTGGGGGTGGGGGTGGGGGTCTGGTCTGGCATGGGTCGTGTCTCCTTGCCCCTCGCGGGGCGGTTAGGTGGTGGGGGTGAAAGCGGCCAGGTCGGCCACGGTGATCGCGCGCTCGCGCAAGCGGGTGAAGCCGTTTGCCTCTGCCCATGCGCGGGCGTTCGCCAAGTGCGCGGGGTCAGTGGTGGAGGTGATGACCTGCTCTTGCCAGTCAGCATCACCGATCCGCGTGCCCCAAAGCGTGATCTCTTGCATCGTCCGTTTCTCCTACGCCTTGACGCCGCAATTGATGCCAGCGGAATTGATCGTGTGAATGGCCTTGTCCAAGTGCCACACGGGCACACTACACACGGGCACATCGCCGCGATACTCTACCGCCTTGCCAAGCGCCTTTGCCGCCGTGATAGCAGCATCCCCGCGAACCTCATACCAGATGCCCGACGGGTTGTTGAGCCGTTCAAAGATAACGTCCACTGTCCGATCCTCCTCGGTTGTCGGCCACCCAGTGCGGCCACGAATGCCCCCGGCGGTGAAACCAGGGGCGAACGTGGAAGCGCTAGACGTCCGGCTCCAACTCGTACTTGATCCCCACGCGGATCTGATCCGCCGTGCGCTGGTCCCCCAAGTTGTAGGAATCGCACAGGGCGCGCGCCTCCTCGCGAGACAGGTCACGCTTGATCATGGTCTTCTTGGCGTTCGGGTGCGGGGTCTCGCCGTCCGGCTTGTACCATGCGCGTTTGAACACTCGATAGCGCATTGTCCGATCCTCCGTTGTCGTTGTGGTTAGTCGTTCGGCTCGATCTCAAAGTCCGGCCCCATCAAGGCGCAGAACCGCTCATTCTGGCGGAGCACGGCCGCGATCTGGCGCTTGTTCGTCAAGCCGATATCCTCAAAATCGGCCGCGTCCTGGTAGCTGGCATCGGAACAGAGCGTGTCAAAGACCTCCGTTGCCGTGGGCGGCTCTCCGTGGTGGCCGCTACCCTTGGAATAGGTGAGGGTCATATTCCGGCCCTCATAGAGGCAGGTCACGCGCCAATGATCCATGCTGGCATCCGGCATGTACGGGTTGCGGTCAGTCCGCGCATAGGTCACGCGGAAGCCCTCGGGCATCTTGAATTCGCTCATGGTCTCGATCCTCCTGGTGTGGGTTAGTCGATGTGCACGCCGGCGCGGCGCAACTCATTGACAAGTTTCTGTGCCCAAAAAGACGCATCGTCCAGCTTGCCACAGCGAACGTAGGCGATGGCCTTAGCCCAAGAGCGGGCCAGATCCGACAGTTCCATGCTTCGATCCTCCTTCGGCGCTTGCCACCACGGCGGCGCCTCATCTACCCAAAGCGTACCACAAAGAACGCGGCGTGTCAAGTACTTTTTTCGCACAGACAACGCGGCATGTTAAGTCGTTGCGGCGCGCACACTTGACCACGGCGCGCGGAGCGGGTAGGCTGTGCTCTGAAAGCACAACCGGCCGGCTGGTCGGCAACAAAACGAGGAGAGCCCGGCATGGCGAAACCACGGAAGAGGAAAGCGGGCGCGTCCAGCCGACGGCCGGCCGGGGATGTCCTGGCGGAACTCATGGCGGCCGCCGACCAGGAAGACGGGGACGGGGCGCCGGACGCCGGGGCCGGGGAACCATGGGACGGCGAAGACGGCGACCAGGGCGAGACAGAGACGGGCGAAACGCCGGCCGAACGGCGCCGGCGGTACCTCGAAGACGCGGGCGCCGGGGCGGAGTTCGAGCAAGATGTTTCGTGTGCGAACGAAACTGTTAGTGGGCTAACTGTCCTGGACCGAACAATCGACGCGGCCGCGCGTCTCGCCCGGACGGCCAAATCGGAGGCGGTTCGCCTCCGGGCACTGACGGTCTGCTACGACCTGCAAATGCAGGCCCAAGCGGCGAAGGCGCAAACCGACGTAAACATCGAATTAAAGATGTTTCTGGCGCGCTTGAAGGAGTCAAAGCCCCTCGTCGGCGCGCCGGCCGATGCTGCAAGGCAAGGCGGCTCCTAGTCTTCCGGGAATCCCTCGGCGGATACCCTATCCGCTGCGGTGCCGACCGGCGACCAGGTGAGTAGGCCGACAGACGCCCGCTGAGCCGATGCAAACCGATGCAAGCCCGGATTCCGGCCGACCCCGGCACCCCACCCCGGCCACCCCCGGCTGGACGTTCGACCCTCTATCGGTCCCCCCCCTATGCAGATCTGGGGCTTGACACCCGGTAAACTGTGCTTTATATTTGAACCATGCCTGACCGTGAGCACATCGAGCACAGCGTTCCCTGGGTGGTCGTTTTCGGGGTCCACCGTGGCCGCTTCGAGGGTGGAGTCCGGTGGCCTTAGACGGGTGTCCTTCGGGGGTGCTTTCGGGGTTGTTGAGCAGCCTGAACATCGGCAACGAATCGGCAACGCCGAAGTGTCGCTCTGTATGGTCGGGTGGATACAAATTAAGTTGAATCGTGCGAAGGGGTTACGGCGGTTTTAGTGCGCCGTTTCATTTTTTCACTTTCAGACTACCCCCCTAAAGGGGGGTAAGGTAGTCGTTTGAAACGAGCGTAGGTCGGGTTTTGTTCTTCGTTGTTGCCCTACGCCAGCGCACGCACCTGAGGTTCGTGGAGGGGCCGGGGCCCCCCTCCACTTCACGGGTCCCCCCGGCTTAGCCGGTACCCATGAAGCGAGCTCACCCACGGTGTCGTGCGCGCCTAGGAGTGTTACTCTGCGCCGCGCTGCCTGACACGAGATTTCTGCTCAAACTGCGATAAGGGAGATTTTCGATGAAGATGCTAGCCTTGGACCTTGGGACGCTGACGGGGTGGGCCTGCTCGGCGGATGGGGTGGTGACGAGCGGGACGGTGGACCTGAAGGGGAGTCGGTACGAGGGTGGGGGGATGCGCTACCTGCGGTTCCGAGACTGGCTGACCCGGATGCACGAGCTGGTGCACTTCGAGGTGGTCCACTACGAGGAAGTCCGTCGGCACCTCGGCGCGGACGCGGCCCACGTGTACGGCGGGCTGCTGGCGCACCTGACCGCGTGGTGCGAGGAACGCAAGGTGGCGTACCTAGGCATCCCGGTGGGGACCATCAAGAAGCACGCGACCGGCAAGGGGAACGCCGGGAAGGAGCAGATGATTGCGGCTGCGACCGCCCGCGGGTGGCACCCCGCCGACGACAACGAGGCGGACGCGCTGTGGATTCTGGACCACGGATTGAGCGGGATGGCTGCGTCCGCGAAGCCCGCTGGCCCGAGGGACGAGATCGGGTGTCTGGATGGTGTGCGATAGCCCTCAAGGGGAGATCGCGCCTCCTGGGGCATCCTGGGCGGGTTTGCCGCGCTGTGACATTTGCCAATTTGAGGACGCCGAGGTGGAGTACGAGGATTTGCTGTGGTGCCCGGGGTGTCTGCTGCACCACCTGCGGCTGACCGGAAAGGTGAGGTGACGAATGTTCGACGTCGAACTAAAAATCCACACGCTGCTCGACCTGGTGCCGGAGGGGGTCATCCGCCGGGCGGACCTGGTGTCGGGGGACGAGACCATCGAGGCGGCGCTGCTGGCGCTGGCCGTCCACCCAAAGGTGCGGGAGGGGGACCAGATGCCCACCTCGAAGGAAATCTGCAAGGCGCTGGGGTTCAGCCACGTCACCGTGCTCAAGAGCTTCGGCCGGATGCGCGACATGGGCGTCTACGACATCAGCCCCGGTCGGCCGCCCAGCGTCGCCCTGGGTGGACAGGCCAAGGCCGCGGCCGCGCTCGTGGGCACCAACGCCCTCCGGGCCGGGCTGGCCCTGCAAGCCCTGCGGGAGGCCGGGGTGGACCCCGCCGACATCCAGTCCTTCGTGGCCCAGGTGACGCACGACCGGCTGGGGCCCGGCCACTTCCTCGCCGCGGCGCCAGCACTCGGCCAGCACATTGTGTCGCTTGTGCGCCTGTTGACAAACCGGGTGGACTCTGCTACGGTAAGCACAACCACGGCAGAGTCTCTTTAGAGACACTCCCTTCCGCTAGCGCCCGGCGAGGCCGCGATCCTCCCTCGCCGGGCGCGCTCTTTTTCCCGCCGCCCAGTGTTACAATTCGCCGCCGCGTAACACTATCGGGCGGTAATGCGCCGCCCGATAGGCCCTTGTTAAATCAACAATCCAGCGGCATGGGGTAACGATGGGGTAATCCCCCCTTACCCCATGATTACCCTATCGGTAGGCAATTTTTGCCTACGCCGCATCCTGTAGGAAATTTCTGCCTACACAACAGGTTGTGCTTTTGCTTGACACCGGACCCGTCGTGCGTTATCGTGTGCTTGCGCCAGAGCACACTGTGACACCCTCCGGCGCTCGGGGAGTCGTCGGTGTCCAAGCGGATACAGGAAAGTCGCTGGCTGGTCAAGGAGATCGAGTCGCTCGACGCGGGCGGCTGGGAAGCCCTGTGCCGACACGACAAGGCCATGGCGTTCATGAAGGAGTACATGGTCGCCAAGTGCGTCCTGGACTTTCCCACCTTCTTCCGCGTGGTCTACCACAACGCCCTGCACCACTACTACTGGCCCCTCCACGGGGAGCAGGGTCTCACCGGCTACCTCCAGAACTGGACCCGCGAACACCACGGCGACCACCACCCGGTGAACGTCAAGTTCGTCGTGTGGGCGCGTGAGCACTGCAAGACGCAGACGGTCATCGCGTGGGATGCCTGGCAGTTCGTGCGGGACGTCAACGCCCGCGGACTGATTCGGGCGTTCAACGACGCCAAGGCCTCCGAAATCCTGTGCGGCGTGCGGGAACTCATTGAGTCCGACGTCTTCCGCCGCAACTTTCCGTGGGTGAAGCCCAAGACCCGGGGCCGCTCGAAGGCGGCCGTGGCCTGGGCAAACGACCGATTCCTGCTGGACCGCGGCGACACCGGCGTGCGCGTTATGTCGATGGAGGCGGTGGGGATGAAGGGCGACGTCACGGGCGCCCACTTCAACTTCGGGCACTACGACGACTTCGAGGTGCAGGACAACGCCAACAGCGAAGTGCTGCGCACCATGATGTTCGACCGGTGGCGGAACGACTCGAACCTGTTCATGGCGAACTCCAAGCGCGTGTTCTGCGGGACACCGTGGTCGCGCAAGGGCATCATCTACTCGGTGATGAAGTTCCAGGAGCCGTTCGCCGACCACCCCTACGACATCTCCGTGCAGCCGGCGACCGTGCGCGTCCACGACGCGGCGTACTCCGGCACCGAGCCGATACTGCTGGGCGACCGCCGGACCATCCGCGACACTGTGGCGGCGTTCCCTACCATCGAGTCCGACCTCGTGTTGTGCCAGGCCCGCGTGCGCTTTTTCAGCCAGGCCTTGGGCGACACCGTGGAGGAAACCCGGGAGGTCATCGCCAACAGCGGGAACACCTTCACGGTGAACCGGCCCTTCCCCGAGATGCTGGGCCAGCCGATCTCGTACATCATCGGCACCGAGAAGCCCGCGTGCCCGAACCGGTTCACGCTCGACGCGGTGGACCTGCTGCCCGACGATGATGGCACCTCCCATGCGCGCAAGTCGCTCGTGGAGAAGAAGCGCGATCAGGGACCCATGGTCTACTCGTCGCAGATGGACCTCGACCCGGCCGATCCCGAGGGGCTGATTCTCAATCCCGAGTGGCTCAAGGTCATTCGGCCAGAGGACATCCCTGACGGCGACCGCTACTGGTATCGCGCCGTGGACTTCGCGGGCGCCACCGAGACGGCCGCCGCCACGGTGATGACGACCTGCTTCACCCACAAGTCTGGCCTCTACGTCGCGCACATCGCCCGCGAAAACTCCATGTCCAACCTGGACAAGATTCTCGAACTACTCGTCGGCACCCTGCGCGTGATTCAGCACGGCGGCCGGCTGGAGTGGACGATGTTCGAGAAGGCGCTCATTGAGGCCACGCTGGCCGGCTTCCTCGTGGAGGCGGAGCGCGACCCCTACGAGTTTTTCCGCGTGCGCCCCGGCTATGAGAAGTGGGCGGAGGGCGTGTTCAAGGAGAGCGGCCCGGTACACATTGCCAAGAACACCGTGAGCCGCGGCGGCTTCGCATCCAAGTCTGCGCGCATCGCGTCGCAGCAGCCGCTGTGGGCAACCGGCCAAGTCCATGTCGTCGTCGGCCCCGGCTGGGTCTCCGAGTCTGCACTGGACGTCCTGACCACCGAGGCGCGCTTCTTCCGCATGGACCGGAACGAGCCCTTCGACGTCCTCGACACCATGGCCGACCTCTGCACAAAGGCGCACATCCCGCGGGAGGGGAAGGTGTCGATGCGTCGCGATGTGGGCCGCTTCGCGCAAGTCAACCGTCAAGCCGCCCTGCGGAATGCACTGGCACAAAGTGGCCGGTGCGTCGTGGGCGGGTGGCCCCCGAGGTACTGATGAAGCCCGAGGCATACAGCGCCATCGTCAACGAGTTCAAGCGGTCCCGCCAGTTGAAGCAGGACTCGCTCCACCTCATTTGGAAGTCGATCCTCGACGAGTACGGCATCGACAACTTCGGGCGCGTCGTCGATGCGCTGGCGGGCAGCAACATCTCGCTGAACGAGAGTTCGCTCGACGTCCTCAACGGGCGCGTGGCGTCGCTGAATGTGACGGTTCGCAAGATGGTGACACTCGCCACCATCAAGGAACCCGAGTTCACCATCGACACCGAGAACCCGATGAACGAGGCCATCGCCCAGGTGCTGGAGGATGCGTTCCGGCCCGTGCTTCGCAAGGTCCGGTGGCAACCCGAAATGCGCAAGGCCCTGCTCGATGCGTGCCTGTTCGGCACCGGGTTTGTGAAGGTGGGCCTCTCGTCGAAGTACGTCTACGGCGAGGGTGCGTGGTCCGACTCCATCCCGCGCAACAGCGAAGGGCTGACGGACATCGAGTCGGAGATGCCCTACGGACCCACCACCGAGTACATCAAACCTAACATCCAGGACGAGTGGCCGAACATGGTGGCGGTGTCGCCCTTCGACATCTTCTACAACCCCGGCGTGGTCCGGGACAGCGACATCGCCCGCACCTACCACCGCTACCGCCGCCGGCTACTGGACGTCAAGCGCGACGCCCGGTACAGCCGGAAGGCGCGGGCCAAGATTCTTGGCACGCTGCCCGACGGGTTCAAGGACGACTGGATCGACTACAACGATGAAGCCCACGCGGACGATGTGGCCTACGTCGAACTGGTGGAGGTGTTCGACCACGCCTCGCGGCACTACGCGGTCTTCAACGAGGACCTTGACATCCCGCTGCGCGACTGGACCCCGTTCACCCTGCCCATCCACTCGCCCTTCGAGCGCATCGTCCCCATCGAACACCCCCGGTTGCTGTGGGGCATCCCCTACGCGCTGCTGCTGCTGCCGCACTCGCAGGCCATGAACATCCTGCGCTCCGTGCTGATTGACCAGATCAAGCGCGACGGGAAGCGTGTCCACCTGATTGACGACCAGACCCTGTTCGACCACGAGGACGGCATCACCCGCCTGAACAACGCGGCGCACAACGAGTTCATCGAGGTGCGCAACCTGCAGGCCGCGATGAAGGAAGGCGGCGACATCATCAAGACGGTGGAGATGGGCGGCGCCTCGCCGGAGGTGCTCCGGCTCATGAGCATCGTCGAGGGGGACCAGGCCATGGTGTCCGGTCTCACCGACGCGGCGCGCAACCAGCCGTCGCAGGGACAGACCGCCACCGAGGTGTCCTACCGCCAGCAGCAGCAGGGCTTCACCGTCGAGCAATTCCTCCAAATCAACGAGGAGTTCCAGGAGAACGTCGCCGCGTCGCTGTGCCAGGTGCTGCTCTCCGAATGGGGCGAGGAGCGCATGGTCCGCGTGATGGGCCCGTCGCCGGAACTCTACTTCTGGGTGCCCATCGAACGGTCCCGCGTGCTTACCAACTTCACCATGCGAATCGTGGTTGGGTCCACCGAGCGCATGGACAAACTCACCCAGCGCCGGCTGTGGATCGAACTGCTCCCCCGGCTGGTGGAGGTAGGCCAGCACGCGCAGAACGACATGCAGATGCAGATGCAGGGGATGCCCCCGTCGCCCATCAACTGGAACGAGGTTCTGCGCATGACGCTGAACCTGTTCGACTCGTCACTGAGCCACAAGGTTCTCCGACAGACCGACATCGCGCAACTGATGATCCGTCTTGCGAACCAGCACAACATCTACCCCGTGGGCGCCAGCCCCGCGCTGATTGCCCGCATCCAGTCCATGGTCTCCCGCCGCCAGTCCGAGCAGGTCGGTGGCCTTGAGACCCAAGCCGACACGATGGCCCCCGGCGTGGGGCTTGCCGCACTGGCCCAGCCGCAAATCACGGGCGGCATGGGGCCGCAGGAACTTCCGGGGAACACAACCGGTCGCGCCGCGAGCGAGACCATGCAGGTGGCCTGATGCCGACATATTCCTTCCGCTGCCGCCGCCATGGCGCTTTCGACGTCGTGCTCTCGATGAAGAACATCGAGGCCACGCACGAGTGCCCGAAGTGCGGCCGCCCGTGCAAGCGGGAGTACAGCATGCCGCAGGTGGTCCGCGACACCTACAAGCGGCCGCAGCGCATGAGCGCGTACCCGTCGGTTCGCGAGGGGGCAGGCCCCCGCGAGTTCGACACGATCAACACGCGGACGGAGAAGAAGGCGTGGATCAAGAAGATCAACCAACAGCGAGGCTGGAAGTTGACCCAGGACTGACGACTCCCGGCATGGCGCCGGTTGCGTAACGACACTCGATGCCCCGGAGCAGCGGACTCCACGAGGAACACCCGCGACCGGGGCGGCGAACAAGTCAACGAGGTGAAGCATGAGCGTAGGTTACGAAGACGACAACGACGATTTCGATGGCGCGGAACACGGGAGCGATCCCACTCCGCACAACGCCGACGAGCCGGAGTTTGTCTCCCGCCTGCGCGAGCAGGGCGTCGATGACGACCTGCTGGACGAGGTTCGCAAGGGCGTCATGCTCCAGCGCGACTACACCAAGAAGCGCCAGGAGGAAGCCTCGCGGCTCCAGCGGCTCGAAGCCGCGGTGTCGCAGATGGCCCAGCAGCGTCACCCCGCGCAGGCCCCGTCCGACCCGGTGGAGGAGTTCTTGGCCCAGCACGATGATGGCACCGAGTCCTCGCAGCAGATCCGGCAGTTACTGCACCGGTTCGCGGCCGCGATGGAACAGCGCAATGTTGCGCGTCTCGCCCCCATCCAGACCGCGGTCGGCGTCCGAGTGGCCGACGACCGCATCGACGACTATGCGCGGCAGGAACTCGTCCCGAAGTATGGAGAGGGCATCAAGGCCCTGCTCGACAAGGCGCGTCCGGTTATCCGGCAGCGCCTGCTGAGCGGGTCCAACGCCGACCCGATGGCGATCATGATGGAAGTGGACCCCGACGGGACCACCGACTTCCTGACGCGCCACCGTTCCCGCCAGGCGCGCCGTGCGACCAGCCGGCACATGGACGGGCTGACGGAGGTCAACCATCGGGAACCCCCGTTCAACGTCCCGAAGGACAACGGCAACAACAACACCCGGGAGCGCGGCCTTCGCGGCTACGCGGCTGTGGACACGGCGAAGATCGCCGCATCGTTCGACAACCTGCTCCGCTCCCGCTAACAGACAAGGAACTGAACTATGGCCGGATACGCCGCGCCGGTGGCCGAAGATCGTCTCGACGACTTCGTGATGCACACGCGCAAGCAGATTGCCAAGACCGTCACCGACATCATCACCCCCGAGCATGTCACCTTCAAGATGCTGGAGAAGCACGGTGGCATCGACCGCGAGGAGCCGGGACAGGGGCCGGTGGAAGGTGTGATGTACGCCACGCCCGACCGCAGCATCGAGCTGTCGCGGTCGCAGGACATGGTGGAGCGCACCTACACGCCGATTGAGGGTGTGACGGAGGCACAGTACGACTGGATCATGGACATGGACACGCTGACCATCCCGAAGTTCGTGTATCAGAACACGAACTCCACGGCGGGTCTCGTCTCCTACGTCAAGCGCCAGATGATGCAGATCGACCAGGCCCGCCTGAACCGACTGGTCCAGCGCCTGTGGAACGGGCGCGTGGTCGGCCAGCACCGCGTATTCGGCATCACCGATGCCGTGCGCTTCAACCCCGACGCCGAGTCCTCCAAGGGCGCGGTGGGGCGGCTCCCGCTTGCCTCGCTTCCGACCTGGAAGAACAACGTCCGCGACTACAACAAGGCGTTCCAGAGCCGCGACGAGGGTGGCACCTACACCACCATGCTCGACGACACCAACGGCCTGCTGTCGCTCTACTTCGACTGCACGAACAACGGCGACGGCGAGATGGGCACGCCCAACCTGATGCCCTGCAACGAGGCGTTCTACCGCCAGATGTTCACCCTCTACCGCGCCGGCCTGGTCCTTCGGGACGAGTCCTCGGAGCAGGAGATGGGGTGCAGCGGCTTCCGCTTCCAGGGCGCGCTGGTCTACCACGACCGCGACATCCCGCAGCCGGCGGAGTACGTCTCGGCCGGGGAGGGCGTGTGCTTCATGCTCAACACGCGCTACATGCGCTGGGTGTGGGCGCGCGGCCTGGAGAAGACCTGGGACAAGATGCGCGTGCTGGAGGCCCGCACGGGGTACGCCTGGGACATCACCTCGCAGTACTCCATCACCTGGCGCGACCTTCGCCGCAACGGCATCTTCTTCGGCTCGCAGGCGTACACGCCGTCGTAGGCCGGGGCGCAACCAACAACTGACAACCTGAAAGGAATCCCAACATGGGCAACCCCAGTGTGCTTGGGTTCGGCGCGACCAGCAGCCGCACCGTCATCAATACCACGCGGAACATCGAGAACGTGGTCCCGTGGGCCACTTCGCAGAACTTCGGCGACTACGGCTTCACCGTTCGCCGCGGTTCCCCCGTGGTGTTCTACCCCAACTCCGGGGATGGCGCCAGCGTCATCCCCTGCCTCGACGAGACCATCGCGGCGGAGTTCGCGGGTGTCTTGCAGGAGGAACTCTCCGCGAACATTCTCGGGGACCAGACCAGCAAGGCCATCTACGAGGGCCCGGTGCGCGTGAACCTCTACGTCCCGACCTCGGGGCAGGCGTCCCTGCTCAAGGGCGCGAACCTCTACCCGGTTGCGGTCGCCAACTCCAACAGCGAGTTGTGCTTCTGCTTCAGGGTGGTGGCCTACCCGACGGGCGTGGTTCTCGCCGAGGACCTGACCGCCAGCACCCGCATCACCGAGAACGCCGTCAACCTCGTTGACGACGACAAGGGCGGGCTTGCGATCATCCGGCCGGGCGGGCTTCGCGGCCTGACCCTGCTGGTGGACCTCGCCGCGGCGACCGGCAACGCGATCAAGACCGCGACCAGCGCGGGCAACGGCGCCGCCACCGAGTGGGACGAGGACGATCTCGACGAGAGCCTCCTGACCCACCCGCGCAACGTGACGCTGACGTTCGCGGCAAGCACGGCCGGGCACATCAGCGCGTCGCCCTGCACCGTCACCGGGTACGACATCTTCGGCAACGCGATCACCGACACGATCACGCCGACGGTGGACACCGAGGGCACCTACGCCGGGACCAAGGCGTTCGCCCGCGTGACGGGCGTCACCATTCCGCAGCAGGACGGTGCGAGCGTGACGGTGGCGGTCGGCTTCGGCCTGCTGGTGCAGGCCCCCGGCTGCTTCCCGGCCGCGCCGATCACCCGCATCTACAAGGATGCGACGGCGGAGACGGCGGCGGGCACGTGGGCGGTGGACATCGACGAGCCGTCGAAGAACACCCTCTCGTTCCCGACGACCCCGAACGGGGCGCTGGACATGCGGGTGGCCTACTCGCACTTCTAGGCCAAGTGCTGACGACGGAGGTGGCGGGGCGTCCTTGACGGGCGTCCCGCCACCTTTTCGGGGAGACATGGATGGTTGCCAACACGCAGGTCATGATCGACTACCTGACGACGCGCTACGCCGACACCGGCGCTGGCGCGCGCGCAGACTGCCTTGCGTGGTTGCAGCGCGCCGAAGACCTCGTGTGGTCCCACCACGACTGGTGGTTCAAGCAGCGTTCCGCGACCATCGCGATGACCACGAGCACGATGGACTACGTTCCCGCCGCGCCGTGCAACAACATCCTTCGCCTCCAGCGCGCCGGCCAGCAGCCGCTGGAGTACATCACCCCCCGGGTGTTCGACGAGACCTGCCGTCCCGCGCCGGTGGACGGGGAGCCCCGGCTCTACACGCTGGGGCCGCTGGACGCCACGGTGGGCACACCGGCCCTGTCCGTGTTCCCCCGGCCCAGCGAGAACATGACCTTCAATATGGTGAAGGAGATCGCCCCGGCGACGCTGGCCGACAGCACCGGGAGCCAGTCGGCGATCCCCGCGCAGTACCGCCAGATTCTACTGACCCTGGCGGAGTTCTTCATGCAGAAGAACGAGGGGCAGATTGAGGCCCTCCAGTTGGCGGAGATGGAGAAGAATCCCACCCTGATGATGATGCTCGCCGAAGACCGGCGGCGTCCGAAGGTGACACGATGACCGGGACCGAACTGATTACCAACATCACCCGCGAGATGCCCGACGCGCCGCTGGGCGACTTCATCGCGCTGGTGAACCGGTCTCTGCGCGAACTGGAGCGCCAGCACCTGTGGAACGAGCACCGGGTGGACGTCCAGTACAGCGCGACCGAGACGCTGGCCTGCGCGCTGGTCAACGGGTCCGCGACCCTGACCGCGGCGACGGCCTATTTCACCGACGCGCTGGTTGGACAGAGCGTCGTCGTGACGAGCGGCGGCGAGGACTACACGCTGGAGGTGGAGGCGGTCCCGACGCCCACCACGCTGACCCTGACGGCCGCGTGGGACGAGACGTCCGACCCGTCGGCCAGTGTGGTGACGCCCTTCCGCACCGACTGGCGGCTCCCGGCCAACCTGTTTCGCGTGCTGGCCGTACTCTCCGAGGACAACCGGGTGCAGTACCGGGACCCGTTCGACTACCGCGTCGGCCCCGTCGAGTCCGGCCGCCGCCACATGATCTGGATCAAGAACCGCCCCGCCGGCCCCATCAACCTGTGGTACTACCGCCACCCCACGGACATGGCCGCCATGGGCGACGAGATCGACGTCCCTGTCACGGCGCAGGACTGCCTGCTCTACCTGCTTCTGTGGCGGCTGAGTGTGCGTTCCACGCAGGCGGGGTCCATGGACGAGGTGAGCCTGCAAGCCCGCGCCATGCAGATGCGCGACTACCAGACCGAGTACTTGCGGGCGCTGCGCCTGGCGAAGTCCGCGAACAACCAAGAGCGCGGGATGCTGCGCCGCAACCAGCCCGTGCTGCTGAGAATTGAGCGGTGAAGAAGCGGTGGGTAAGAAACCAGCACTACGCCCAGACCGACGAATGGATGCTGGGCGTCGGGAAACTGCACGGCTGCACCGTGCTGGCCGTAGTGGCCGGTGCTGTGGCGTGCGCAATCGGAGGATGCATCGCATGGATAAAGTAACCGGCTGGCTCGTGAGTGTGATCTGCGGGCTGCTGTTCATCCTCGCCAGCATGGCGGGCCTGTTCGGGTGTGTCACCAAGGCCACGCTCTCGCTCGATGAGACCATGGCCGACGGCAGCACCTTTGCCTTGCACTACGCGGCCCGTGGTGACGGCATCGTCAACCAGTCTGTCGAGTACAGCGGCGAGGGCGCAGACCCGTGGCGCTTGGCCGTGAACAGCGACGCGCGGATCGAGTCGCCCGCACAACTGGCCCTGGCCGCCGGCGCGGGGGAACTGCTGGCCGCCCTGCCCGACATCATTGAGGACTTGCTGCCGGTGCTGGACGTACTCAACGGGAGTGCGGTGGCGGAGACGCCGGGGATGATGCGCGGCATCATCGAGAGCCTGCTGCGGCCCCGGCTGGAGGGGCTGCTTTCTGGACTGATCGGTGGCGACACCGAGGCGGATGAATGAACGACTCGCGGACCCAATACCCCGGCCTGATTGACCGGTTCGCTGGAGAGAACCGGACGCTCCCGGAGCATGTCCTGCCGCCGAATGTGTCGCCCGAGGCGATCAACATCGACTACCGCGACGGGACGCTCAAGCCCCGGCCCGGCTACCAGCGGTTCCGGCGGTGGCCCCTGTACACTGGTGGTATCCGCGTGGGCGACCCGCGCAACAGCGTGAACCGCTACGCCTCCATCACCCACGGGGGCGCCATGGCCTTCGCTGCGGGCACCTCGTGGAACGTGGCCCTCTACTTCCGCCCCAAGTGGAGCAGTATCGCCAGCGGCACGAACCAAGAGACGCTCCTGTTCCGGCAGAGCAACCTGACGTCACAGGGGTCCTACCTCGTCATCCGCGAGAACGGCAGCGGCCAGTACCGGCTGCGCTGGTACATCTTCCATAACGGCCCCGGCTTCATCGCGGTGGACTCCACGGTGAACCTCGTGTCCGGCACCGACTACGCGGTGCGGCTTGAGTTCGATGCGGCCAGTGTCCCCAAGCGTGGGCGCATTCATCTGTGGACCCGCACGGGGGCGGCGCTCCCGTATGCCTTCACCGCGGCCGATTCCACCTCCTTCCCCGGCGCGGAGTCCTACACGGCGTCCACGGCGGACATCATTCTCGGGTCCAACAGCCTGACCTACTCCGCGACCAGCATGGTCGAGTCGGTGATTGACGAGTTTGGCGTGTTCCGAAACACTGCTGTGCCACACCTTGGTTTGGAGTACCACCCTCCGTTGCTCGCCACCGGGGGTATCGGCGACATCGTGCTGATTTACTCGTTCAACGACTGGCCGAACGTCGTCAAGACTTGGGGCTTCGCGACGTCGGCGTTCACGGCGAACAGCACCCGGCCCGGCCCTGGCCTTGTGCCTGGCCGAACCAACGTGACGACGCCCTCGGCTATCGTGCCCATCAAGACCGCCGACACGCAGGACCATTGCCTCGTGTTTGTGGACAACGACATTCTCAAGATGACCTACGCCGACGGCGCGTTCACCGAGTTGACGTCCACCCCGAGCAAGACGACCTCGCGCTGGTGCTCCGCCGCGTTCCGGGAGTGGACGCTGCTGTCGAACGGCGAGGAGGAAAACTTCAAGTACCACCCGAGCAGCGGTATCCGCCAGTTGTCCTACCGCGCCCCGAGCGGCACCGTACCCAACATCACGGCTGCGGCTGGCACCTCGTCGTTCGGTGCCACCGGGAGTTATTCCTACCTGTTCACCTTCGTGGACTCCACGACCGGGCAGGAAAGCCAGTCCGGCCTGCTGGTGTCGCAGAACATCGCGGGCACCACCGAGGAAATCCGCATCGGCACCACGGGCGTCCAGTTGCCGTTCACCCGGCAGGTGGGTGTGGACACGGTGCGCATCTACCGCCGCGACCCGAGCACGACAACCTTCTTCGCGCTCAAGGATCTGGCAATCGGCACGGCGTCCTACACCGATACCAACACGGGCACGGCGGGCGACGGCACGCTGGATACCCTGCGCCCGCTGGACGACGCACAGCGCGGCTACGCGGAGCCCTCGGTGGTGACGTTCGAGCACAACGGCAGCATCTTCTGCTGCAACCAGTCCGGCAACCGCCAACGGATTCGCTTCTCGGTGCCGGGGTCGCTTGGCGACTTTCCCAGCGACTACTTCATCTACGCCGGGCGTGGCGACGGCGACCCCATCACGGGCGGCGTCGTGTTCAACGGCGTCCCCGTGGTGTTCAAGCGCAACTCCATCTGGTTCATCACAGGCACCGGCCCCAGCACCTACCGGGCTGTTCGCATGGCTGGCTACGGGGTGGGCGCCGTCCACGCGGCGGCGATTACCGAGACGCCCGCCGGGGTACTGTTCATGTCCAGCGGCGGCGTCTACGCGCTGACCTCGCTGGAGTCCGTGCCGCAGGACATCACCGCGAACAGTCAGCGGCCCATCTTCGAGGAAATGACAGAGGACACCCGGCGCGGCACCAGCTCGGCCTACGACGCCACGACCGACCGCTACTACCTTTCGTTCGACTACAACTTCACTGAGCGGCAGACGCTGGTGCTGGACTTCAAGACGCAGGCGTGGATGCTGTGGGACCTGCCCGCCACCTGCTGGGCCGTGGCGTTCCCTGACGGGGCGGAAAGCAAGGTGCTGGCGGGGGTGCCCGGCTATGTGGTTTGGCACCACGAGCAGTTCAAGAACGATGGTGCCGACTGGCTCAACTCCGGCGTGACGCACACGCTGGAATGGCCACTCTTTGAGAGTACCATCGAATCTTCCGCCGCCGCCCTGCGGACGGTGTTTGTACAGACCACGACCAGCGGCGAGGCGGCGGCTCTGTCCGCCCGCTATCTGCTGGTGCCATTCCTTGTCTACCGGCCCAGCACCGGGGAGTACGTCAAGCACTCGCTGATTTGGTTCGACGAGGGCATGATCTCGGCCCCCGGCGTGGCGCGCATCCCGTTCTACGAATCCGAGCACAACTGGACCCAGGCCAGCGGGGATGTGGTCATCATCGGTGGCATCGCCTGCTACTGGCGCACTCCGCTGTTCGCCATCGACGGGAACCCGCATGAGCCCAAGGCGTACAACCGCCTGCGCATGCTGTTCGAGTCGGGCAACTCCGACCGGGTGCGGGCGACCCTGAGCGGCGAGTCAGAGACCGCGTTCACCCTCGCGGCCACCACGCGCAGCCACGACCGGGTGGTCAAGACACGGGGTGCGGAGGTCTCGCTGGAACTGGCGCATGTGTCCGCGTCGCAGGACTTCGCGCTGGCGGCATTCTCCGTGGGCGGGCAGGACCGGGGGACGCGCTCATGAGCATTGAGGACTTCAACCTGACGCCGCCTCACTTCGCGCACACGCCCGAGGTGGTCCGGCTGTACGAGCTGGAGCAGCATCTCTCCGGGGAGTACATCGAGATTGCAGACACCGGGACGGCGGGCGACTTGCACGAGTTGGCCCACGGGCTGGACCGTGTGCCCACCGGCATCATCCTCGTGCAGGTCGTGGCCCCCGCCGCGTTCTCGCCAAGCGCCGCCGGGTGGTATCGACTTGAGACCGACGACCCATGGACGCGGGAGTCCATTTCACTCCGATTCAGCGCGGACAACCTGCGCGTACTCTTGAGGGTAATCTGATGGCAGCAGGCATCCCCGGATTTGATCAGGCCGAACAAGGCCAGCGCGGCATCGGTAATCTGGCTCCCATCCTCGATCTCATCGGGCAGGTGATGGGGCGCATTCGTTCGCAGAACGACCCCAACACCATCGCGTCACAGAACGCGCTGAACCAGTTCGCCCAGCAGCAGGTCAGTGGGCAGTACCGGCCCACACAATACGCGCAGCAGGCGGCCCGTGGCGTGGTGGACTACGCAGGCGGCGCGCTCAACTCGCTGGGCGCGTCCTACGGCGGGCTGGGCACCTCGTTCCAGCCACCGGCGCAGCCGCAGGGCTTCCGGCTGGCCCCGGAGTCCAGCATCCCAGCGCCGCAGATCGGCAACTTCAACCGGGAGACCGGCCAGTACGACCAGCCCTTCGAGTTGCGTCCGCAGCAGCAGGGGTTCATCGGCCGCGTGCTGACCGAGCAGCCGGTGCGGAACTGGCTCCGTAGCCTGCTTGACGGGAAGGAAGACAAGGGCAAGCAGATCCCCGGCATCCCGTCCTACGCGGTCGGCACGACCAGCGTGCCGCAGACCGGATTGGCGCAGGTGCACCAGGGTGAGGCCATCGTGCCCCGTGAGCAGAACCCCATGGCGCAGCCGCCGGGACAGCCGGGCGCGCCGATGAAGCCCCTGCCCGCCCCGCAGAAGGGCGGGTTCCTGCCCGCCCCCACCCCGCCGCCCCAGCAGCAGGCGGGGTTCGGATTGACCCGCAGCGATGGCACGCAGGCGGGAAGCGCAACCCCCTTGAATGCAGCACAGGCAGGCCGAACGCCGCCCCAGCAGCAGGCGGGGTTCGGGCAAAGCGCGCAGGCCCCCATGATGGCGCCGGACGCTGCATGGCTTCAGAGTGCACAGAACGGCGGGCAACTCGAAGCCAACATGGCTTCGTGGCAGGCAACGCTATCGAATCCGAATGCCCCCCCTATGCTAAAGCAACAGGCTCAGATGAGCCTGCAAGCCGCACAGCAATTTCAGGGGCAGCAGCCCCAGCAGCAGGCGGGCGGCGGTGGTCCCATGGTCAACGTCAACCAGTCGCCGCTCCAGCAGCAGCAGGCGCCGCAGGCGGGGCTGAACCCGGCGGCGCAGCAGGCCATCATGGCCCAGCAGAGCGATCTAATTGCCCAGCAGCAGTTGGGGGCGCAGCGCCAACTGCGCGAGCAGATGGGCGCCGGGATGGACTCCGGGCTGGCCCAGCGGCTCCAGTTCGAGAACATGCTGAACGCCGGGAACACCCGGACGCAGGCCCAGCGCGACCTGTCCATCGCGGCGGAGGACCGTCGGTTCAACGACCAGATGGCCGCCGCCAACTTCGGGCTGAACCAGCAACTGGGGCTGGGCGGACTGCAACTGAACAGGGACAATTCCCTGTTCGAGCAGCAGATGGGCGCGGCCGGTCTCCGGCAGCAGGGGCAGGCCCTGGCTCTGCAAGGCGAACTCGGCCGCGGGAATCTTGGCGTGGCCCAGGGGCAACTGAACCTCGCGGATCGCGCACAGCAGCAGGGCTACGGGCTGGCGCTCAATGACCAGATGTTCGGACAGGGCATGCAGCGGGACATCTTCGGTCTCCAGCAGCGCGACCAGGCCCTGCAAGAGCAGCTGGGCATGCGCGGGATGAACCTGTCCGAGTTGCAGAACGCACAGCAGTACGGGCTGAACACCCGTGGGATGGGTCTCCAGGAGGCGCTCGGCCAGTCGCAGATGGGCAACACTGCGTGGCAGCAGCAGTTCGCCAACATGCAGAACCAGCAGCAGTTCGGCCTCCAGCAGCAGCAGCAGCAGTTGGCGCAGATGCTCGGCATGGGACAACTCGGCCTCCAGCAGCGGGACTTGGACTTCCAGCAGAACCAAGGGTTCAACGAGACCCAGCGGCAGTTCAACCTACAGCAGCAGTTGGCGCAGACCCTCGGGCTTGGCCAACTCGGGCTGGCACAGCGCGACCAGAACTTCCAGCAGGGGCAGGCATTCAACGAGACCCAGCGCCAGTTCAACGTGCAGCAGGACCTCGCCCGTCAGTTGGGGCTGGGGCAGTTGGGGCTGGGCCAGCGGCAGCAGGACTTCGCGGAGGGCGCGCAATTCGACCTCCAGCGGGAACTGGCGACCCGCGGGCTGAACCTTGAGGAAGAACTCGGCCGCGGCCGGCTGGGGCTGGACACGACCAACTCCTACTACGGGCAGATGAACAACCTGCTGGGGACCATCCTCGGCGGTGGTCAGCAGGACGCCGCGGCGGGCCAGCAGGGGCTGGAGAACCTTCTGGCGGCACTGGGGCTGTCCGCCGGTAACGCCATGCAGGGAGCCACCGCATGAGCAACTCGATGAACTTCTACGACATCCTGGCCTACTACCAGCGAGCCAGCGGGGGCGACCCCTACACCGACCCGGAGAAGTCCGGACAGTTGCTGGCGAACCCGCCGTCGAACTTCGGCGGTGGCCCCCAGCAGCATCGCCCCTACCCGTGGGGCTACTTCCCCCCGGAGTATTCAGGCATCGAGCGGGCCGCGCTGCACGGCGGCGCCCAGCACCAGCGGGGCGGGGGGTCGCCCCCGGGGGCCGGGAACGCGGAGACGCTGGCGCTGCTGGGGGCGCTGGCCCCGATTGCGGCGGCCGCCGCAGGCCCCACACTGGGGCGCGCCGGTGGTGGCGGTGCCAAGGACGCCAGCCAGCAGTACGCCTCCACCGTCAACCAGGCCGCGGTGCAGAACGGCGTCGAGCCGTGGATGCTCAACGCGCTGATTCAGGCGGAGTCCTCGTGGAACCCGAACGCCAAGTCCCCGGCGGGCGCGGTGGGGCTTGGGCAGTTGATGCCAGGCACGGCCAAGGAACTCGGGGTGAGCAACCCCCGCGACCCCGAGCAGAACATCTACGGGAGCGCGGCCTACCTCGGCCGGATGCTGGACCAGTTCAAGGACCCCTCGTTGGCGCTGGCCGCCTACAACGCGGGGCCGGGTGCCGTCAAGAAGCACGGGGGCATTCCCCCTTACAAGGAGACGCAGAACTACGTCCAGAAGGTCATGGGCGCCGCCCCCGCCGCGGGGGCGATGCTGGGGGTGATGGGGGCCACAGGGGCTGCACGGCCGCAGATTGCCGCCGCCACCCCGCCGATGGACGGGCAGTTCCAGGGCACCACCCCGGCGGGCATCACGCAGATGGCCGACGGCGGCCGCCGCTATACCCCGGCCGCGGCGCTGCCCACCGACGAGTGGGGTGCGATGAAGGCGGACAGTTACGCGGCGATGGGTTCCCAGCCCGCCGCGGGCAGCGGTCAGCCCATGGCCGTGGGGGCCGACATCGCCCCGATGATTCCGATGATGGCCGCGTCGATGGGCTTGCAGGCGGTGGGCATGGGCGTGAGCGCGGCAGGAGCGGCCAAGAGTGGCCGGGACCAGAAGAAGGCGATGCAGGATCAGAAGAAGGAGGTGGAGAAGGACCGGGTGCAGGCGCTGGCCGACCGGCTGCGGGAGCGGGCGCAGGAACGGCGAAACTTCTACATGGCGCTGGCGCTGAAAGGGTAGGACCATGAGCGGTGCAGCATTGAGCGCGTTGGGCGGCGGCTTGCAGTCGCTGGGGCAGAGTGTTCTGTCGAATGCGATGGCCCTCCGCCAGATGGAGGACGAGCGGCGCTGGCGCGACTGGCACCAGCGGATGCAGGAGAAGCAGTACACCCTGCGGGAGCAGGAGATGGCTGCGGAGGCGGAGGCTCGCAAGGAACAGATGATGCTGATGAAGAACGCGGACCAGCGGGCCGGGCAGGCGATGTCGATGGAGCAGGCGCGGGAGCAGCGCGAGGCCGACCAGTGGGAACTCGCCCAGGCCCAGCAGGCCGCGCTCGACGATTGGGCCAAGGCCAAGGGGGCACCGTCGTTCGCCGCGTGGAAGGCCAACCACGAGGGCGAGAAACTGTCCAAGGAAATGACGGTGCTGGAGTTGTCACTGGAAAGCACGAAGGCCCAAGCTGCGGAGGCCAACCTGCGCCAGCAGGTGCTCAAGGGGCAGATGACCCAGCAGGAGGCCGACCGTCGGCTTGCCCTGCTGGAGGCGGCTGGGTCGCTGGACGTTCCCATCGAGACCATGCAGCGGTTCTCGCGGGGGGACCAGTCACCGGAGGTGATGGCGGAGATCAGCAGCGGCATGCAGCGCGCCCGGGTGGAACCCGTGATGAAGACGCTGGCGTCGAACCCCGCGACTGCGCCGCTGGCAATTCGTGCCCGGCAAGACCCGTCCTACCTGTCCAGCCCGGAGTTCCAGAAGGACATCAACGCCATCCAAGACCGCCTGAGTCCCGCCGACTACATGGCGATTGCTTCGGGCGTGAACGATTTGACCACGAACAATTTCACAGGCGACCGTGTTCCGCTTGATCCCGTGGTCGCCCCGTTGGTGAAGAAGTCGCTGGAGGGTGCGGGGCTTGATGTGGCCCCGCTGGACGCTGCCGCCCCCGCGCAGGTGGCACCCCCGCAGGTCTACGAGGGGCGCGAGGCTGAGCGTGCCCGCGTCTCTGCGGAGCGGGCCGCGACCGCGCCGACGCCCTACCGGATGAACGGTCTCGTTGCGCTCGCCCCACGGAAGGACATCCCGCAGGGGGCGGAGTTGCTCGATGGGGACTACGGTCAGTTCGCACTGAACCGCCTTCAGTCGATTGGCAAGGATCGCTCGGCGCGAGAGGATGCTATTCGCAAAGAGTACGAGCAGCAGATGGCTGCGATGAACTCCGCATGGGGTGGAAGCCAGTCTCCGATGTTCCCTGTACTGCGCGATCTCTTTGGGCTGAATAAATGATCGACCTCAACGCCATAGGCCGCGTCGGCGCGCAGCAGGTGCCGCAGGACACCGGCGACGAGTCGTTCTGGTGGACCGCGCTGGACTACGCCGGGCGGCCGTTCTCGGCCATCAAGGGCGCGCAGGTCGGCGCGGTGGACCCGAACCTCGGCATCGGCGAGGGGTTCATGCAGGGCCTCACCGGGGAACGCTACTTCTCGAACCAAGACCTGCTGGAACAGATCGGCTTTGACCCGGAGGGCGCGGTCGCCAAGTGGGGCGGGCTGGCCCTCGACATCATTGACCCCACCGACCCCCTGTCGTACCTCGGCGCGGGCTTTGTGAAGCAGGCCAAGGTCGCCCGCAAACTGCAAGCCGTGACGTCGAAGGTGAAGAACCTCGATGACGTCGCGAGCCGCGCCTCGGCCGCCCGCGCGGGGATGTGGTCCCCGGTGAAGGTCGCCGGGCAGGCGGTGCTCCCGCGCTCGCTGGGCGTGCTGGTCGCTCCAGGAGTGGACAAGATCGCGGACAAGGCGCACTCGTTCTGGCTGAACAACCGGGTGGCAAAACTGTTCGGCGGCGTGGAGAAGTGGGCGGCGGCGCACCCGGAGATGTTCAAGGCCCTGCGCGCCGGGACGCACACTGTGTTTGAGAGTGAGCAGGCATTCTCCAAGGCGATGCTGGGGCTGGCGGAGGACATCTCGCAGAAGACGAACCCCGACGAGGCCATGCGCATCATGTCGAAGGTCTCGGCGCTGCTGGAGGAGCCGTCCTCACTCATTGGCCGACTGGAAGGCGAACTGGCCGACATCGACGCGGGCAACTACAAACTGCCTGTTCAGTTCATCCGGTCGAACATGGACATCACGCAGTCCAAGCAGTACGCCGACATGACGGCGCAGGAGATGCTCAAACGGCGGGGCCAGATTTTGGAGCAGTTGACCCGGATGCGCGAGGGCGTCAACCTCAAGGCGCCCCGGCCGGACGACATTACCCTGGCGCGCCTCAAGGACGCCGGACTTTCCCGTGGCGAGGCGTACACCGGGGCGCAGATGTGGACCATGGCGGCGCAGAAGTACGCCCGCCTGGAGGGGCGCGACGCCACGGACATCCTGGCCGACCGGCTGGGTATCCGCGTGTTCGACCCCAACCCCATCGAGCCGAAGCCGCCGCGGCAGACGGTCATCACCAGCACCGACGAGGCACTTGCCGCGTGGCGCAGGGAAGTCCGCAGCAGCGGTGTGCGTCCCCCGAAGAAGAAGTACGGGGAGGGCGTGACGCTGGCCGACTTCGGCGGCCGGCTTCCTCCGGGGTACTTGAAGAAGGACGCCCGGTGGGGCTGGGACCAGTGGCTTGAGCAAGCGCAGGAGTACGGCCTCGACGTCGGGAACAAGGACCCGTCGGACTTCCGTCGGTTGCTCACCGGCTCGTCGAAGTACAAGACGGTCTACGACGACGCCGCGAACACCGACCGCGTTATCGGCGATCTCATGCGCTCGGAGCCCGGCGAGTTTTTCAGCGGCGACCTGTCCAGCGGCGACTTGGTTATCGACGCCACCGGCCAGTGGCGCCGGGTCGAAAGCACGGGCGACGGTTTCCGGCTGCTGGACTCGTCTGGCGTGCAGGTGGACACCGTCGGCGACTTCGAGCGGTTCAATGCCAAGGGTGTGTTTCACCGCCGGGAGGCCATGCACTACCACGCGCTGGCCCGGTGGGCGGAGGACGAGGGCAAGAGCATCGGCGAGGTGCTCGGTGGCGGCGTGCGCCCGGACTCGCTGGTGGACTTCGAGAAGGCTGGCCGCAGCGTTATCAATCTGGTGAAGGGGGAGACGGACTTCCGCAGGGCGGTCAAGGGACTCACCATGGCGGTGCGCCCGATGCTGTCGCCGGACGACATGACGACGGTGGAGAAGTGGCTCAAGATTAAGCCGGGCCAGTGGGACCTCGCCGCGCAGGAGCGGTTCGCGGACGGCTTCCTCTCGTTCCTGCGGAACGCCAAGGGCGAGCCTTTCCTCGGCCCCAAGGGCGATAGCATCCGCGCCGTGCGCAAGCCTGCCCGTGTCGTCGAAGTGTTCCGGCGCGCCAAGTTGTTCGCCGCGCAGAGTATCGGCGCTGGCGCGGAGCAGGTCGGGTGGTCGGAGATCAGCCCGGCCATGCGCGGCTTGTACAGTTCGCTGATGGTGGACTCCGACGTCATCCGCGACATGGCGACGCTGCGCAACGAGGCCCACGTGCTGGGCGTCGTGACGGGGCACCTGACCGGCGACCGGCCGGCCCCGGAGTTTGCGCTGCGCCGCCGCGAGGAGGTGGTGAAGAAGCTCGACGACCTGCGCGAACTGCACGGCACGGCGACGGTGGACGAGGTGAACGCGGCCAACATGCTCAAGCCCTACCTCGACGAGATTCAGGAGGGCTGGCAGAAACTGTTTGGCCAGTACGACGAGAACTTCGCCTTCCCCATCCAGCACTACCTCAAGCACATGTTCCCCCGGGAACTCTCCCGCGTCCACGCCAAGCACTTCGCCGACCGGGTGAAGTTGGCCCCGGAACTGCGCGCCCGTGCGGAGGCAAAGGTGGCGGAACTCACCGCCAAGGGCTACGACGATGCGACCATCGAGCGCATGCTGGCCCGCGACCTTGGGGCCGACATGGAGGTGCTCGCGACGTCGGACTCCACCCTGTCCAGGGCGGAGATGACCGGGCGCATCGATGCCTTCCGCACCCGCAAGTACAAGCAAAGTATCCGTGACATCAACAAGGCTTACGAGGTCCGCTCCAGCGGGCTTGGCGAACGCTACGACTTCATGATGGGCGCGGCCAAGGACGCGCTGGAAGCGGGGAAGATCACGAAGCGCGAGTTCGCCGCCATCCGCAAGAACGCCCGCAAGGCACTCAAGGAATACGACATCCCAGTGTTCTTCGAGGACAACGCCGTGGTCATCGCGGACGCCATGAACCGCGACCTGCGCCGCACGACGTTTGCCCACGACATCCACAAGTTCATGTTGGATAAAGGTTACTCGATTTCGTCGGACGACTTGGGCCAACTGTCGCGGGCGGAGCAGGCCAACTACGTCAAACTCGACTTCCACATGCCCTTCGTGGACCCGAAGAAGAACCCGTACCGCGACCGCTGGGTGGACAAGGACACTTACGAGATCGTGCAGCGGCAACTGAACGCGGTGAACGAGTTCTCCGGCCACGACGGCTACGCCGGGATTGCCAAGGTGCTGCACGGCATCCGGCGCGTCTACTCCGCGTGGACGCTGGGGCCCTTCCCGGCCTACCACGTTCGCAACTTCGGCTCGGACATGGTGCTGGCGCACCTCGCCGGGTTGAGCGCGCCCAAGGACCTGCTGCGGGCCGCAGAGGGTCGCTCGGCCTTCGTGACGGCGGGGGAAATGGCGCACTACTCGCGCCGGCTGCCGCAGGCCAAGGGCGCCGCGCCGAACACGCCGGGGCACCTCGAACGACTGGTGCAGGACGTCCAGGCGGCGTTCCCCGACCGCACGGACTTCACCGCCGACTCGCTGATTAACTGGATGCGCATGGAGAAACTGCTCGGCTCGTCGAGCATCCGCGACATCGACATGAACATCATCGTCAAGGACGACGCTATCGCGGATATGGTGCAGAAAGCGCGGGACCGCCAGTCGAAGGGGGAGAAGACGAAGGCCACGCTGCGCTCGCTGGCGTCCATCGACCCCGACCGGAACCCCATCACGCGCACCGGCTTCAAGGTGGGCAACGTGGTGCAGGACTTCACCCGGTCGGCCCTGTTCGTCCACTCGCTGCGCGAGGCGATGGACATGGGGGTGGAGACGCTGGACGACGCGCTCATGCACGCCACTTCGCAGGTCCGCAAGTACCTGTTCGACTACCAAGACCTGACGTCCTTCGAGCGCGACGTCATGAAACTGGTGGCGCCCTTCTACACCTTCACGGCCAAGAACATCCCCCTGCAACTTAACACTCTGGCGACGGACACCGGGCGGCATGCGTGGGCAAACCGCGTGTTCCAGGGCGTGTGGGGCCAGCCGCAGGCCGAAGGGCTGGAGTACGAGGACCTGCCCAAGTGGATGTCCGAGGCGGTTGGCCTGCCGCTGCGCAAGACGGTGGACGCCGATGGGCAGGAGACCTACTCGGTGTTCACCCTGCGCGGCTGGCTCCCGCAGACGGAACTGAACGAGATCGCGGAGATGGTTCGCGGCGAGGAGTTCCTGCGCGGGGCCGCGGCCCGGATGAACCCGGTGTTCAAGGAGTTTTGGGAACAGGCGCTCAACTACGACGCCTACACCGGCCGGGCCATCGCGGACGGGCAGACGGTGGAGATGTTCGGCCTGAAACTCCCGGAGCCCATTGAGGACCCATGGGGACCGCGCATCCGGCACCTACTTCGGAACGTCCGGCTGATCGACACCATTGACAAACTCGACCCAGGCGGCATGTTTACCCGGCTGTGGGAGGCATCCGGGCACACGACGGAACCCGGCACCGGGCGGCCGCACCGCTCTGCGCCGCCGGGCGCAGAGCGCGCCTGGGACTTCTTCACTGGGATGAAGGTTTACCAGGCGACCCCGGAGCGGGAAATGCAGCGTCGTGCGCTGGAGGCCCAGCGGGACGCCGCCAAGGCGAAAGGCCAGGCCCGCATTGCGCTCCGCATGGGGCAGCAGACCGAGTATCTGTCGCGCATGCAGCAGGCGCAGGAGGAAGTGCAGAACGCACGCCTGTCCCTGTCACGGCTCAACGAGATTCGCAGGCTTAAGGCCATGGACACCGCACGAAAGGAGACCCCCTAATGCTGTACAGTACCGACCGCCTCACCTACCCGCCGGCCTTCGAGTGGGCCGTCCGGCATACGCTGGAGGCCGAGGGCGTGTTCTCGAACAACCGCCTCGACCGTGGCGGGAAAACGAAGTACGGCATCACCGAGGGCCTTTGGAAGAAGGTAGGCAACCCGGCTGTCCGCATCGAGGACATCACCGTGGAGCAGGCCAAGGACGTCTACTACCGGGTGTTCTGGAAGGAGCCGGGGCTGGACCGGCTGCAAGACCAGTACATCGCGGCGGAGGTGTTCGACACCGCCGTCAACTGCGGGGTGGAGCGTGCGGTGAAGATGGCGCAGGCCGCCTACAACACCGTGCGCCGCGCCGACTGGGACGCGCCGCTCAAGGAGGACGGCAAACTGGGCCCCGTCTCGCTGGCGGCCCTGCACGGGGCGCTTGTCGCCGGGCACCGCCCGGCGCTGCTGTACGCCATGAACGGCGAGCAGTACATCCACTACAAGAGCCAGTCCACGGCACAGCGGAACGAGTTCGGCCGGGGCTGGATGATGCGGCTGCTGGTCCACCCGGACGCCGTGCGGAGGGTGCTGTGATGCCGCCGGACTACATCTCCGCCTTCGAGAAGTTCGGCGTGGTGGGCCTCACGCTGGGCATGGTGCTCTACTTCGGCGCGAAGTATTTCAACGCACAGCAGGCACGGGAGGAAAAGCGGGAGGCGCGGCTGGAGAAGGTGGAGGAGTGGGTGCGCACCGAGTTGCTCACCGGGCTGGGGGCCAACACGGACGCAATGAACAAGAACGCGGCCTGCACCCAGCAGTTGGAGCAGACGCTCAGCGAGTGGGCGCGGTCCCGGCCCTGCCTGCTGGACCGCAGGGACATGGGTAGGGAGTAGACTATTCGGGTTCTACGCGTTTGAACTCGACCACCCACACCCACGGGTGCTGTGCGGGTCCAGTTCACGGGAGCGGCATCCACTCGGGGTAGTCGGCCAGCCGAAGCACCGTCGGTGCGTCGAACCAGTAGGTCTCGTTGAGGCTTTCGAGGCATGCGAGCCGATGCTCGGCCAACCCGTTGACCACACGGCGAATCGCAACCTCCTCGCCCTGGCTCGGCAGTTCGTCCGCCACGTTGCGCCACGGGTTGCGCAGCGCGGCCAACTCTGTCCGCAGCCGATCACACTCCGCCTTGAACGCATCAAGTTGCTTCTCGCGGATCGCCCACTCGTCGGCCATCGCTTCGACGTGCGGAATAAGGTTCAGATCTACGAACGCCATCTGGCGGTCGGGAAGAAGCGGCAACTTCTCCCAGCAGGACTGGATGATTGTTGCCAGTCGGATCGCATGATCTGCGTCAAGCCTTGCCATGATTCATCTCCTTCATCTTTCTCCCCGTAGGCAAGCCAGACATGGGGCCTAATGGACCATCCTCGGGACGCAGCGCGTCGATGCGCCGCTCGTATTCCTCAAGGATTTCTAAGCCGCGCTGTTGCATGGTGTTCAACTCCGCCCTGAGCGCCCACACCTCAGTGAGAAGCGCGGGGATGTCGGCCAGCGTCGCCGCCATCGTTCGCTTATCGAAACTGCGCGCCAACAGGAATCCATCAGGCATTGCCGCCGCGTGCCGCGCCTCGATGGCGGCGATCTGTTCGTCGGTCAGTCGGTCAGGCATTGCCCCATCCTCCGAACAGGTAGTCGGCCAGCGCGTGCGGGTCGTTGCTCATGATCGGCGTCCCGCGATAGTAGGCGCCCGGCTCGAACCAGTCGTCGTGGTCGAACACATCGTGCCCCCAGCACTCCGTGTGGTATCGATCCACGCAAATACGGCCGTCCATCGCGTAGGCGTACCGCAGGCTCCGCGAACCCCGGGTGATAGGCTCGCCGCACCAGATGCATGAGTGGTCCTTGCCTGCGGTTACGGTGGACTTGCAGATGGTTTCAGGCATGGTTCCACTCCTGCATCGCGAACACGGGCACGATCCGCATGAAGTCGGCATCGGTCACGCGGTCCTCCCAAATGGCCCGGTCGTAGTGCTTCGTGCGCCGGATGGCCCGCTGCGCGTCGGCACGGGTCGGGAACAGGATCGGGTGATCGCCGTTGCCCGTCAGGCAGTTCGGCGGCGCGCCGGGGCTGTCGTTCAACCCCTGCACAAACTCCATCCCGTCGCAGACCCACACGACGATGTGTCCGATTGGCTTGCGGTTCATGGCTTCCCCTCCATCCGGGCCATCGCCCGGTCGTTGTCGATTCCCCGGCGCTCCTGCGGGGTCAGGCACGCCGCACAGGTCTGTACCACGGCCCCGTCGTCGGCGACCACCTCGTAGACCGCCTCCCACTTACGGCAGCGCGGGCACCTCATTGGTCAGCCTCCGATTCCAAGCCGCGCCGCAAGGAGAACAAATGCGCGTGCCGCCACGACCGGAACGACTGCATTCCCAAGGCACCGCAATCGGTCCACCCGCGCGGAAACCCCATTAGCCACTCCACAAACAGCGGGTTCAAGCGTCGGGTCTGCGGCGAGCACTTCGGCCCAATCGTCGTGTGCGCTTGGGCCTGGTGGGAAAGGTCGGCAAGGGCCCGCTTCCCCGCCGAGGGCTTCACCCCGTCCATCGCCATCGGGGTGGCCCAGTTGCCCAGCCGGGCTTGCTGGCCCAGTCCCATCTCGCCCTTGCGGTCCCCGCCCCGACTCCGGAACGAATCCGCCCCCGGCGTCTGCCAGTTGGCCGCCGTCGAGTTGAGATCGATCGTGAAGCCGCGCGCCTGCTTCCTCTGATAGTTTCCGGAGTCCGGGCTGTCCGGGTTCTTCACACCCCTCGCTTGCGGCGTCGGCCAGTTCTTCGCCTGGTCCGGCAGCAGCGCCTCCCGCTCCGCCGCCCCAACCTGCCGCCGCGACGGCATCATCGAGCCCGTGGGGGTCTGCCACTTCTGCTCCGCCGCCTCGTCCAATTGCCCCCGCCGCTGTCCCAATTTCGCAGTCCCCTTCCCGTCGTTCGCCCCGGCGGTGGGCCAGGATGAACAACCGCTTCCGCCCATGCGGCGCGCCCACTTCCTCCGCTGTAAACAGTCCCTCGACAACGCGATAGCCCGCTCCTTCAAGGTCGGCTCTGACTCGGTCGTATCCCATTGAAAGGTGAGCTGCGACGTTCTCGAAGAAACAGATTCCCGGCTGTACCTCTCGCACAATACGGAATACGTCGGGCCACAGGTGGCGCGGATCGCGTTCACCAAGTCGCTTTCCAGCGAGGGAAAACGGCTGGCACGGGTAGCCACCAGTGACGATATCCACGAGGCCGCGCCACGGTCGGCCATCGAAGGTCTTGAGATCGTCCCAGACAGGCGCGCAATCCAGGGCCGCGTCCTCCATCCGCGCCACGAGAGCGGCCGCGGCGTAGGCGTCCCGCTCGACGTGACAAATAGCTCGGTAGGTGCCTCCGAGGGCGAGGTGCAATCCGAGGTCGATTCCGGCAATCCCGGAACATAGAGCCAGGCCATTGATCATGCTTCCTCCGCCTTGTTGACAACTGCCCCGCCCTTTACCTCGTAGCGACCATCCTTGAGCAGACGGCGGCGCAGGCTGGACTCGCTTACCTCGATGTGCGCGGCGAGCGCGGATAGCAGCACGGTGCCGCTCAGGTCGCGCACGGACGCCATGGCGCTGTCCAGCGTGTGCTGCGCATGCGCTTCCCTGGTCCGAACCACGCCGTCGTCGTCCACCACGATCTCGCGGCACTTCGACGCAATCCGGCGCTTAAGCGTGGCGGCGGTCATGCCCATGGACTCGGCCAGGTCGCCGACGAGCACCGGTCCCTCGTCGAAGGTTGCGGCACTCTGGAAGGCGGACAGGATGGCCTCCCGCTGATTCTGGCGCTCGCTCTGGCTCTTGGCCTTCTTCTCCCGCTGCGCGGCCACCCAAGGCGCTTCCTCGCCGTCGGCCTTGGCGCTCGCAAGGATGCCGTCGGTGTCGTCAACGTGGACCGGGTAGACGAACATCATGTGGCGCGGTGGCGGGGTGGCGAACTCACGCAGGGTTGCCTCCACGCGCCACGCGCTCACGCTGGCCGCCCGCGCACGGGCCTGCTCCACGAGATGGTCCAGCCCGGCACGCTCGTTGGGGGTCAACAGGCTGGCCGCCTCGGCGTAGAGATGCTTCGCCACGATGGCGGCGTCCTGCCCGATGCTCTCCCGCCACTGCGGGCGGCAGGCATCGAGGAACCGATGGACCTCCGGGCAGACGATCCGGTTCTCGATGACGTCGCGGGCGCCCTGTTCGAGGTTCAACTCGATGATGTCGAGGATGGCGTCCGGGTCGCGGGCGAACACGCCGGACCCGCTGGAGCGGTCGCGGCTGGACTTCTGGCCCTGCGCGCCCTTCGAGTGGTGGTGGCAGTAGATGACGGCCGCGCCCAACTCGGAGCACACCCGGTCGAACTGGTTGCAGAAGAACGCCATCTTGTCGGCGGCGTTCTCGTCGCCCGTGATGACCTTGTAGATGGGGTCGATGATGATGGCCTTGTAGTGCTTCGTCGCCGCACGCCGAATGAGTTTCGGCGCGAGAACGTCCATGGGCACGGCCTTCCCGCGCAGGTTCCAGATGTCGATGTTGGCGAGGTGTCCCGGCGCTTGGCCACGGGCCTCGTAGAGCACCTTCAACCGCTGGAGGCACGATGGCCTGTCAAGTTCAAGGTTGACATAGAGCACGCGCCCCTGCGTGCAGCGCCAGCCCATCCAGTCCCAGCCCTCGGCGATGGCGATGGCGAGTTGCAGCAGCAGGTAGGACTTGCCCGCCTTTGACGGGCCGGACAACAGCAACTTGTGTCCCTCGCGCAGGACGCTGCCAATGAGTGGTGGGGCCAGCGGCGGGAGGTTGGCCCACACGGAGTCGAGCGGCTCGAAGTCCGGCAGGTTGTCGTTGAGTTCCTCGATCCAGTCGCGCCACTCGGCCCACGATTCCTTGCCCTGGCTCAAGCCAACAAGGTACTGCGGCTTCCCGTTCCGCGTGACGCCGGGCATCCGGGACAGGCGCGACACGTTCTTGTTCTGCGTGTCGATTTCCAGCCCGTTCTTCCTGCACACCTTGTGAAGGAAGTTCACCCGCTCGCGGTACTCCTCCTTCGAGGTGGCCTCGATGCGGACGATGGCATGCAGGCTCTTGCCACCGCTGTGGACCAGCGCGGCGATGGGCAGTTCCAGTTCAGCGTAGATGGCGGCCTGCCGCTCGATGGACACGGTGTCGCTCTCAATCAGCGCATAGCGGCAGGCGACCACGTTGTCGTCGCGGACGCCCTGTCCATCCAGCGGGTTGAACCGAATCCACGCGCCCGCGTCGGGGTGCCAGTCGCCCAGAGCGCCACCGATGTCCTTGTACTTGGACAGTTCCGAGATCAACTCTCCAGCGGTGCGGTGGTAGGTTCCCTTCTTCGGGAGCCACTTTGTCGTGCCATCAGGCTGGAATGCCTCGCAGACGTAGCCGACGTATTCCTCGGCGGAGAACAGGGCGGTCAGGTACTTGATCAGGTCGGCCACACCGTCCCACTGGTCGGCGGTGGGGGCCTCAATCTCGGCAGGCTCCACCCATGACGGGTCAATAATCTGGAGGGACTTGTCGGCGCTGGCGCCCCCGCCGATAACGTCGTCCCAGTCCAGCGCCCGCCCTGTGGACTGGCGCTTGGGCGGGGTCCAGCCGCTGCGCTTCGCCAGTTCCATGAGCGTGCCCATGGTTACGGGTGTGCCGTTGCCCCGGAACCCGGCCCACTTCCTGGCGCACTCGCCGGGGCGGAATCGTTCGGTGTCCTGCGCGGACCACTGTTCCCAGTCGATGATGCTTCCGCGCTCGTGCTGGATAGCCATCCCAACGGACAGCCAGTCTTGGTAGTCCAGCCCACGCGGGTCGATGTGCCGGAGCACTTCTTCGAGGGATACATCCGCCATCAGAACAACTCGTCGTAGCCGACGACGGCCGGCTGGTGCTGGGGCTCGGGGGCCTGCTGCTGGGCGGCGGCAGGGCGGTACTTCTCCGGGTCAATCTCGCCGGGCACCCGCCACCCGTTGGCCGCCACGCGGTCGATGACGCGGCGGGCGTCGTCGAATCCCCATGTGCCGACCTGCTGGAAGCCCTTGGACTCCAGGAAGCGGATCTGCTTCGGGGTGGCGAGACCGGCGCGCCGGCGCTCGGCGATGGACTGCAACAGCCGCTCGGCCTCGCCAGCGGTCTGGATCTCGTCGGGGAAGATTCCGTTGGTCTCCAGCCGCTTCTTCTGGTCCGGGGTCGGGGGGCCGGCCTCCCAGCCGAAGGACGGCTCGTAGGCGGCGAGGCCTTCGTCGTGGACGGAGTAGATGTACTGCACCGGGTCCACCAGTTTCCGCTTGCGGTTGCGCATGGCGGCAAGGCTACGGGCGAGCGCGGCCTCCCGCTCGGAGACCACCTCGGACTCCGCCGACTTCTCCGCCTCGCCGATGTCCACGGGGCACCCGGCGGCGTTAATGGCCTCGGTCATCTTGTCGGCGACCATCTTATCGTGGGCAATGAGGCTGGCCGGGCGGCAGAGGTCGTGGCGCTCGGACATCCAGAGGAAGTCCAGCAGCAGCAGGTTCTTCTTCCCGGGGTGGATGCGGGTGCCCCTGCCGACAATCTGGCAGTAGAGGGACCGCACCTTCGTGGGGCGCAGGCAGACGACGCAATCGACGGGCGGGCAGTCCCAGCCCTCGGTGAGCAGCATGGAGTTGCACAGGACGTCGTAGCGGCCCTCGGCGAAGTCGGCGAGGATCTGCGCCCGGTCGGTGGACTGGCCGTTGACCTCGGCTGCGCGGAAGCCGCGCTCGGCCAGCAGCCCGCGGAACTTCTGCGACGTCGCGATCAGGGGCAGGAACACCACTGTGCGGCGGTCGCGGCAGTGCTGCGCCATCTCGTCGGCGATCTGTCCGAGGTACGGGTCGAGGGCGGAGCCCACCTCGTCAGCCTGGAAGTCGCCGCCGCGCACGCCCACCTGCGACAGGTCAATCTTGATGGGGATGGTCAGGGCCTGGATGGGGCACAGGTATCCGTCCTTGATGGCCTGCGGAAGGGTGTACTCATAGGCCAGCGAGTCGAAGTATTTGCCCAAGTCCTTCATGTCGCCGCGGTCGGGGGTGGCGGTGACGCCCAGCACGCGGGCCTCGGAGAAGTAGGCCAGCACCCGCTGGTACGAGTCGGCCAGCGCGTGGTGGGCCTCGTCCACAACGATGACGTCGAAGTGGTCAGGCTTGAACCGGGCCAGCCGCTTCTCGCGCATAAGTGTCTGGACGCTGCCGACGACTACGCGGAAGAACTCGCCGACGCTGGTGTCCTCGCCCTTCTCACGAGCGCACCCAAGCCCGGTCGCTGCGGCGATCTTGTCGGCGGCCTGCGAGAGGAGTACCTCCCGGTGGGCGAGTATGAGGCAGCGGGCGCCCTGCGCCACCGCGTTGCAGACGACCTTGGCGAACAGGATGGTTTTGCCTGTGCCGGTGGGCATCACCACAAGGGTGCGCTGGCGGCCACTGTTCCACTCGCTTTCGACGGCGCTGGCCGCACTGAGTTGGTAGGGGCGCAGGTTCATCGCATGGCCTCCTGTTGTTCTGGCTGCTTCCAATCCCACGTCCATATGTGCGCGTGGGGTTGGTGCGGGTTGCGGCGGTAAACGTAGAGCCACGAGTCCCGCGTGTTCGTGAACCGCTTGCAACCCTCGGGCACGTCGAACTGCACGCGGGGGGACATGATCCGAATCTCGCTTGCGTGGCGAAACGCGAACTTCGCCCACTCCTGCGAACCGCCCGGAAGCCCAAGCACCGCGACTACCGCGTTGGGGTGGCTCTGCGCCTCGGCGTGGGCCTTGACGTGCCAGGGCAGCGCGTCGCGGAAGGGCGGGTTGCAGTAGGCGGGGCAGCCAAGATCCATCCAGCACCGATCTGGGTCGAGCGCGTTTCGCCTGCACAGTACCTCGTGGTCAGGCCCAAGGTAATCTGGAACTTTGCGCGTTTGCTGCGTCGCGCACACGTCGATCTGGAAGCAAAACTCGGCGTCCAGCACGCGCCACAGGTCGGCGGGCGTGGCGAGATTCTGCTTTTCCTCGGGGGTCATCGGGCGGAGGGTCATGACTGGCCCTCCGGTTTGTACGCCGCCGCGCTTCCGAACCTGCCGTGGCCCTTGAGTACCTCGATGTCCGGCCAGTAGCCCTCGAATCGGTAGGCGTTGTCGTCGATGATGATGCCGGGGTGCTTCTCGGCGGTGACGTGTGGGTGCCATCCGTCGAAATGCTCACTGCACCAGTCCTCGATGGCCATGCGAATGCGGCCCTCGTTGTACGCGCTTCCGGGTTCCGACAACCGCGCCGTGAACACGATCACCTCAAACCCTGCGGCGAGCGCGTCGTTGATGAACTGCACCGCTTCCGGTGTCGGCTTGCCGTTGCACTCGAAACGGCTGGTGTAGGGTCCGGGGCACAGGGTGCCGTCGAAGTCTACTAGGATGCGGCTCACTGGTTGGCCTCCGGGTTGGGGACGATGGTCCAGCCGTGCAGGCGACAATGCCGTGCAAGTCGCCGTTCTCGACGCAAATTCGCCATGTCTACGCGCATTCGGTTCATGGCAACCCATTGCTGTTTATGAGACTGTTTCCGAAGCCAGGCCAACACTTTTGGTTGATGGCTCTGGACCCCCGCGCGCAAAAAGTCTTTTGCGGTCTGGTCGGGACTGCGCTCATGCTTCCAGCCACGAGACCACCGCATGAAGTCCAGCGGTGCGCCGTCATGTCCGAACAAGATGTGCAGTGAGCCTTGGTCGAGGTGACCCGGACTGTCGAAGATCCCGTACACATAGCCCAGCCCAATCTCTATCCGCCAGGCGATTAGGTGCGGGCACCTCAAGTCCACGCGGGCCATCGGAATGGTCTTTCCGGGCTCCGGGATTTTGTGCTCCCAATCGCCGGGGCCGAGAGCGTAGATTCCTTTGCATACGCTCCCAATCGTCTCCTTGGGCTCGTAGTCGCCCAACTCACACAGCCCCTGGGCGATTCTATCCAGTATGGAGGAAGCATCTGATGCCTCGCTCACTGGTCCACCTCCGCCGCCACGCTGGCCTCTACCGCTGAGAACGCCGCCTCGATGTCCTCGCGCTCCTCCGGCGTGAGGCACCCCTTGCAGCACCGCTCCCAGCCGGGAGGCGTCGCAATGTGGAATAGAGTCTCGGCCTCGTTGCATCGCTGGCAAAGACCGCTGTCGCGTGTGCCCATGCTCGCTCCCTTTCCTCTTGGCTGTTCACCAGTTGCCAGACCCTGCGCAGGTCCGACTGCAATGCTCCGAACTGACACCTGCGGCGGGCCTGCGCATCGGCCTGTATCCCCCGCAGGAACAACTCCCGGTTGGTGACGTAGACGCCTGGGTGCAGGGTGAACGGTGCTTCGGGCAGGTCGGTTTGCCGAAGTCCCTGCACCCAGGCGAAAAGGTCTACCATCCGGTCGCCGGCAGGGCCTGCTGCTGGCCGGTGCCCCAGTTGAAGCCCTGCTGGTCGGTGGCGGCCGGCGCGCTGGCGGGCGGCGGCATCGCCGGGGCAAGGTGCGGCTCAAGGTAGCGGTCCACCTCGTTGAACACCTTGCCCTTGTGCGTGCCCTCGGTGACTTCGCGATGCTTCAACTGCACCTCGCCGGTCTTACCCTTGATCGCCATCCAGTTCATCGCCAGCGGCTGGCCGGATTTGCGGTCGCCGATGGCCGTGAAGAACTGGCAGAGTTTCCACTCAAAGTTCGAGTGCAGGATCAGATCGTCCTTGATGTCCACGATCTGACCGTCCGGCGAGCGCACCTCCATGTGGATGATGGCCTTCTTGCACGGCGGGGTCTTCGTGGACCCGGCGAACTGGCCGCGCTCGAAGTCCTTGACCCGGAACGGGTACTTGCCGGGGGGCAGCAGGATGAACCCGCCACCTTCGTTGGGGTTGGGGATCGGCGCTTCGTCCCATCCGTAGGCGCGACCTTCACTCGACATGGTTGGACTCCTTGATTGCATTCTTGACCTGCTCCCAGTGCGGCAGCAGCATCTTGTTGATGAAGTCGGCAGGCAGGTTGTCCACCTGCATCGTGGCTGGGAAGTAGCCGCGGGTGGCGATGACCGCGATCAGATCGGGGTCGCTCACGCCCGCCTGCTCCATGAGCCCCCGCAGTTGCACCAACTCGGGGCGCGTCGGTGCGGTGGCCGGTGCGGGCGACGTGGCTACGGGTGCCGCAGGCGCGGGGGCCTGCACCTGCGGCACGGGGAAGCAGTGCGCGATGGACGCGTAGTCCAGAGGTAGAGGCGAGGCGAGTTCGTGCCGGTTCTTGGCGTCCCAGCACGGGTGGTGCTGGGTGTGCATCACCCGCTTGCCACCGTCGGCCTTGTGCCGCTTGGTCTTTTCGTCGGTCTCCACGAAGATCTGGTAGTTGCAGAACAACACCATGTCGGCCCACTCCTTGACCATGGGCGCGGTCTTCTTCGCGAGTTTCAACTCCCAGCGGTCGTAGGCGCCGGTTTCCTCGGGGAGTTCAAACTTCCGGGTCTGCGCGTGCGCGGTGAGCACAACGTGCATGGGCACCTGGTTGAGCGCGTCGAGCAGGCGGCCGAAGTCCTCGGCGAGGTAGACGTATCCCTTGCCGTAGCCCATGCCCTCGATGCCGTCGCAGTTGTGCTTGGCGCACAGGTGGGCAATCGCCATGCGCTCGGCCCAGTCGGCCGTATCGATCACCAGCGTGTGGAACCCCTGCGGGTTGCGCTGGATCTCGGAGACCATCTGGAGCAGCATGGTCCACGAGGTCGGCGTTGGGGTGCGGGCGACGTCCATGTGCGTCGTGCTGCCCTCGGTGTCGATGAACAGCGGGTTGGGGAACTGGGCGGCGAGGCTGGTCTTGCCGATGCCCTCCGGCCCGTAGATAACCACGCGCTGCGGCGCGGCCACCTTCCCCCGTGTGATGGACAGCATCAGAACGTCTCCTTTCCGGCCCAGGCGTTCGCGGGCATGGGTGTCACGGTTTCAATGTAGGTCTTGCCAGCGGGCAGACCGTCCTCGATGATGATGGTGCACTCGTCCCCGGTGGAGACGCGGGTGGCGATGGCCTGCAACCCCTCGGCGTGCAGCCACTGGTTGAACTGCTCGATGGTCGCGAGGTCGAACTGCTCCAGCTTATCGAGCAGCACGAAGCCGCACTTCGGGTTGAGACCGCGGACGATGGCGACACCCACCCGCAACTGCTCGGACCCGGACATGCAGTCCCATGCCTTGCCGTTGTAGAGCAGCACGCCGTTCTCCACGGTGAGGCCGGGCAGCGGGAGGGCGGCACCTTCGAGCAGGGCCATGCGCTCGACGCGCACCGCGTCCACCTGCTCGTTCAGCGACTGGTACTGCGCACTGTGCTGCGCGGCCTCGTCGAGCGCCCGGGCCTTGGCCTGGTTGGCGGCGACCTGCTGGTTGATGGCCTCGATGTTCTCAAGGCTGGCCCGGATCTCCGCGTCGCTCTCGTCCTGCAATGCGTCGGCGGTCTTCTGCGCGGTGAGCAGGTCGTTGGTGAGTGCGGTCTCGTCGGCGCGCACACGGAGCAGGTCGGCCTGCATGCGGGTAATCTCCGCCTCCAGCGCGTCGCCCTTCTGCTTGGCGGCTACGAGGGCGCGCTGAATCTCGGAGACCTGCGACCGCAACTTCTGGTTCTCGGCGTTGCGCAACAGAATCTCCTGCTGTGCCTTGATCAGGTCGCTGGCGGAGATGGGTTCGGCCGGGGCGTCGGGGTACTCGGGCAACTCTTGTGCGTGCTTGACCTTCGCCTCCTTGATGGGGTGGAAGGCG